CTCGTCTTCAGGTTCTTTCATCTGCAATCTCCTGGTCGTTACGCTTGATTTCATGCTTGAGATATGCCAAATCAGCATAGGACAACTCATCTGTTATGTCCTTGATTTCCAGGTTAAAGCGCATCCATTTGACTGTTTTCTCACAATATGAGATTAAGCCAACAGAATCATCTCCTTCATGCCATTGGTAATCAACCTCAATGCGGTCAATTTCTGGATTGAAGTCATCGTCCACCCAATCAAAAGGCACAAATTCAATTGTTGTCATGCTTATCTCCTTGCTCTAATTTCTTTAGCAATATCAACAGAAACAAATACGAGAGGATCATTATCATATTTAGCGCATATCAATGCACACGCTTCACGCTCTTGTTTGATTGCCCGATTAACTAGTTCAACTATATGAGGTGTTGAAATTGTCCAGGTTTTAAATTTCTGATTACCATAAATCACAATACGCAATTCTTTTAATACTTCATCTTGTGTCATCATTCACTCCTATCTGTTCAATGTCTTGTGCGGCAAGGAGGGCATCCAAAGCCACAGATTTAAGGATTACAAGGGCATTCTCTGGCGAGGATGGATTGAGAGCCTTGTGAGCCTCTACATCCTGCCAAAAAGCATTTAAACGGGTTGTTTGTTGTTGGTTCATGCGTCAATTCTGCCTTGTCTGACAGAGATTGGAATAGGGATTTACCCTAGCTTACGCATAACCCTTTGGAGTCGCCCAGAAACGCCTTTACGGGTTCCAATGACCTCGATAAAGCCCTTGTCAATCAGCGCCTTGTAACGGGCTGTGACGCTGGAATAGGGCAGAAATGCCAGCTTGGAAAGCACATCATCTGAGATGCAACCATCTGGCCCATAGGCTGCAATGGTTTCATATACCAACGACTCCATCTTTGTGGTGTCAATTGCCTGTGCCGCTTGGTGGGAAGTGGCAGGGTCTTCTTTGCGAACCAGTTTGAATGCTGGAGTTCCAAAGAACTTTTCCACCATGCCATCAAACCAAATTTTGTCTAATTTTGTCATCATCAACTCCTATCAAATGGGGCCGTAGCCCCGTGAGGTTTATCAAAAAGGAATATCGTCATCCGAATAAACTATCTTTTTAGGATTAGACGCTGGAGGCTGTGCATCCTTGGGATTGACTGCCAAGCCCATGAACTTGCCACTCTTGCCCTCTTTGATCCAAGCACTCAACCAATATTCTTGACCATCAACAGTTATGTTACCTTTGTAGTCAGGCTGGTTAGCTGATTCCTTTTTATCGTTCTTAAACAGAACACCAGAGTTGTCTTTCTTTTCCATATTAGCCTTTCAAAGATTCACCATGTTTTTTCAAAGCACTGCGAACATTGCTGGGGAGCAATGCCCATAGCGCCACCTTTTCCTCCTGGTCGGTGATTCCCAGGTATTCTTCATAAGCCCCAATCATGTCATCTGCTTCAAACCGATCTTGAACAGCAATCGCAACATCCGCAATGATGTTTTGCCTGTCTTTGGAGACAATCACGCCATCTGTGGGTTTGATTGTTGCGCCACCCTCTGGAATATCCTCTCCAGCATAGATATACAAGCCCAAACCATGTAAAGATAAAGCCTTAGTCATGCAACGCATGATGGCAGTGTTGACTTGAAATGCGTCTGGATTGGGGATTGCCTTGTTGCGATAGTCCATCACAGGCAGTTGGCAGGTCATTGGCTTGCCAAACATGGTGACAGTTACAAACACCATTGCAGTGCCGTTTATGTCCATGAAGCACTTGTCGCCAAACATCTCCACCTTGTAGGTGGCACTTGAGTCGGCCTTCAAAGCCTCTGCCCATGCCCATGCCCATGAAAGGTATGTGAGGTTGTTTTTCTTCTCTGTGTGCTCGTTAACATTCTTTTTCAGTAACTCGTTTATGAGGTCACTGCGGTCAACTAAATGGCCTTTTTGATCTGGTTTTGGCGAAAGAACTAACGCCTCTTTTTCGTACTTTGTATTCACTTGGGACTCCTGTTGAAAAGTGAGATTTAATTTTGTCAGACTTTGTTGAGAATTCTATAGGTGTTTTCCCTAACTTGTTCACATTGGGCTTGTGTGATCCACATTGTCAGCAAGGTCAGTTGGCTTTGAATTGTCTGAATGTCAGCCGTGAACCCGGCGTAACTTCTGTTTAAGCATCTCTGCTCCAGTGCTTTGGTCTTGTTTTCGATTGCCATCAGCATCGTTGAGTAATCGTTGAAGTCTGTCATTTTTAGCCTTTTCAAATGTTTGTGAAATGTCTGTGCAAGCTGCACTTTGGTAGACGAATTTAGGGTCTGTGATTGAGAGGGTTGGAAGGGTCATCCTTGCTGGTGTTTTTTCTTTCAACAAGATAGGCAAGCTGGGTTGCAAAGTCACAATCTCGAAATAGGATAGGACTCGTCTGATCGCAATCGTCAAAAGTTTCATCTTGATTGTCTCCAATAATGTCTTGCAGTCTGGATTTCATTTTCATAGCATCCTCACTCGTCAAACATTTGTCGAAAAGGGGCATCCATTTTAGCTTCGATGATCTTGCGTTCATCTAATGCTTTTTGGACACGCTCAATGCGGAGATTGCGATAGTGTTGCAATTCTTCAATATCATCAATCCATTGGGTCTTGACAACATCAAACACTCGCAGTTCAGCCCTACGCCGCACCTTGAGTTCTACTCTGTTCATCACGATTGATGCAACATCTTCAGCATGATTGGCTTTGATGGCCTCCACCAGAGCAACGCTGTCACCAATGGCATCAGCAATGTCCTCTGGATCAAGTTCTTGGACAATCGCCCAGCACTCGTATTTAAATTGTTCCTCATCAGTTGGCATATATTCACTCCTGTTGACCACTGCAAAAGCGCAGTGATGGGACTGTCGCACAGAAAAAAGATGCGTGGAATAGGTGTTTTCCCTAGTGCATAAAACTATAAATACCATCATACTGAGGTTTTTTAAGGACAGCAAATGCGTTTAAACCTCACCCATAGAGCATTGCTCAAGCGCCTGTCAGGTGGCCCAAGGTCAATGATTGACCTCACCCATGCGGCAACCGACAACAATTCAGTGTCGTTTCACTATCAAAGATACCTACCTGAATTAGAGAGGTTTGGGTATGTCATCAACCACGATCAAAAGTGGCATCTGACTGAGTATGGGCGCATGGAGATGAATCGGGCTATCAGCGGTGCAGCTATGCGGATTGAGAATGGGTCAACCACAGAACCTTATGATGGAAAAGAATTGAGAAGGAATGTGTTTCGCAGGGGTTGTTACGATTTCTTACAACTTCCTAGCAGGTTTGGAAATAGTTTTGTACCCAGGAAAACACCTACTTGACAGCGGGTTTTTTTATGGTGTACATTTCGTTCGTCAAAAGCGCCGACACGCATAGACGAAACATGAGGCCATTTACTCATGCGTTCATCCCGAAAGGGGCAGTGTGTCGGCACTGGAACGCAGTAGTAAGTGGCCTTTTGCGTTCTTGATCGTACTCCACACGATAGCAGAGCGTTTGCATGGACGGCTTGGAAGAAAACACCGCACCCTACACACCCAAGGGCAAAAGGCGAACAGCGTTGGTTGAGCGACTGTTGAAGCACATGGTACATCGGTGGAACAAGGCCATGTGTATAAGCGAATCAACCCGTCAAGCGCACTTGGGGCTTTTTTAGTTTTTCAATGTTAATAGGAGTCAATGAATGAACACTGATAAGTCTGGAGAGGGAAGGATAGTCGGTCTATCCACCCTTGGAGAAGCTATGTCTGAAGAAGAATTCGAGGACAAAATGAACACCTACGAACTCGACCAACAGTATGCTGAGTACATCATGGAGCACAGGGTTGTCGGTAATGGAGAAATGCTTATCCGAATCATGGAGAGAGGCGATCTCTACGAAGACTTCAAAGAACACATCATGTTTGGCAACAAATGATTCATTATCATGGAACCCCAATATCACCCATCAAAGCCATAGAAACAATGGGTGGTAAGCATTTCTGTGTGTCCTATGCCAGACCTGATGACTTACAGAGATGTTTGCGTTTGGGACAGTCTTTGATGCTGGACAACGGGGCTTTTAGTGCAAAAACCCGTGGCTTGACCTTTGACATCAATGGCTTCTACGAATGGGTTGAGCCTTTGCTGGTACATCCACACTGGGCTGTAGTGCCTGATGTAATTGATGGGACTGTTGAACAACAGAAAGAAATGGTCAAAACTTGGCCCTTTCGGAAAGAGTTTGGAATCCCTGTCTGGCACTTGGGTTTGCCAATTTCATATCTTCTTGAACTCTGCGACACCTGGGGACGGGTCTGCTTTGGATCGGCTGGTGAATTCTGGCAAATCGGCACTACTAAGTGGTGCGGCAAGATGGACGAAGCCTTTAATGCCATGACAAACACTTTTGGGCGGCAATTGCCTTGGGTGCATGGTTTGAGGATGCTAGGACTGTCTTCTGGCCCTTGGCCCTTGGCTAGTGCAGATTCCACTAATGTGGCGCTACACCATGCTGAAAAACAGGTTTGTGCGGGTTGCATGGCAAAACGCATAGATTCCACTAATCCCCCAGGCCTCTGGGAACAAAAACCATTACAGGAGATTTTGATTTGATTTATCCAGCAATTTACATCGCCGCCCTAGTCATTGCCAATCTATTGGTGGCATGGCTTGGCCCTTGGTTTAGCCCCATAAATGCCTTTGTTTTGATTGGTTTGGACTTGTCATTGAGAGACAAGCTCCATGAGCAATGGAAAAACGACAAATTAGTGGTGAAAATGGGTGGCTTAATAGCGACAGCAAGCGTGGTTTCTTACTTGTGGAATCCAGCGGCAGGGCCGATTGCATTGGCATCGTTTCTGGCATTTGCCCTTGCTATGACTGCTGACACAATTGCTTATCACTTCTTGCGTGATAAACCTTGGATGATTCGATCAAATGGGTCAAATGTTGCTGGAGCTGCCGTTGATTCATTAGTATTTCCCACAATTGCTTTTGGCGGGTTGTTGTTGCACATTGTTGCTTTGCAATTCGTTGCCAAGATTGTCGGCGGGTTGATTTGGAGCAAAATTCTAAGCAGGAGACAAGATGTTTGATGACTTTTGGAAAGCATGGCCTAGCAGTCCCAGAAAAGGGGCTAAATCGGCCTGTAAAAAGGTTTGGGACAAAACCTACTGCGATACCCAAGCAGACCAGATAATGAAGCACCTAGCCTGGATGAAGACAACAGAGCAGTGGCTAAAGGCAAATGGTGCGTTTATCCCTGCTCCCTTGGTCTATCTGAACCAACAACGCTGGGATGGCGCAGAAGTGCCTGAAATAGCGTTTAAACCGCTGTAGACCCTGCCCTAGCCAAGATCAAGGCAGACATAGCCAAGGCAGCACCTATGCCCGATCACATCAAAGAGCGTTTGGCTCAATTAAGGCGGCAATGAATGACTGATGCTGAACTGATAGAACTTGCTGCAAAAGCGGCGGCAATCAACGCAGTAAAAGACCCCAGTGGTGTCTGGCGTGACTGTACAGGTATGCCACCAGCATTCAACATTTTGGATGTAAAGCCTTGGAATCCGCTTACAAATGATGGCGATGCACTGCAACTAGCAGTAAAGTTGAATATGAAAATCAACATTACTTTTGGTTATGTTGAAGTGCAGTTTGAAGAAGATGTGCATGGTTCTTTCGTGCGGTCAGGCATTGTGGATTGGTCAAGGAAACAGGCTGGGAAACCAGTAAAACCGCCTGAACAGCGAGAAAATATAGCTGCGGCTTTCGTGAGTGCAGGCATTGACAAGAATGAAGCCACCCGTCTGGCAATCGTTCGTGCAGCCGCTGAAATTGGCAGGGTTCCCATGACTGAAGAACAGTTTGATATAGCCATGAGAACTTATAAACTTGAGAGGGAATATGCCGACTACATCCTGGAAAGGCATGAAAAAGAGATTGAACAGGGTATGGGTCTTTGGAAATTGATGGACAAAGGTGATTTTCTAAGAGGGTTCAAAGAAAAGATGACAGGAATCAAAAATGACCAAAAATGAAGCACACCACTTACTTGACCAACGAAAACAAGGGATTGCCGTTGCACAGCACCTTATCAACCATGCCCTTGTTATATCAGGAGACATTGGCCCATCTTGTTTTGATGGCAAAAACTCCAGGCTGGAAGGGGCAAGCATGGCACAGGGCGAAGGAATTGGAGGCTTGTCCAACTCACTTATGGCTTGGGATAACCACCGATTTAATCAACACCATGAAGGCAAAGAATGAATCCATTTCTGATAAATGAGCCAACTTGCATCAGTTTTTCAGGTGGGCGCACATCGGCTTATATGCTTTACAGGATTCTGGAGGCTCACCAGATGAGCTTGCCAAAGGAGGCGATTGTCTGTTTTGCAAACACAGGCAAAGAAGCAGAAGAAACGATCAGATTTGTAAAAGCGATTGAAGACAATTGGGGTGTGGAAATTCATTGGTTGGAGTATCAAAATGCAGAACCATCATTCAAGCGGGTGGATTTTGAAACTGCAAGCAGAAATGGAGAGCCATTTGAGAGCCTAATCCACAAAAAAGGGTACTTGCCAAACCCAATGTCAAGATATTGCTCAATTGAGATGAAAATAAGGGTGATTCATAAATACTTGAAATCTCTTGGTTGGAGTGACCATAGCGAAAGGTGCGATTGGGTTGGGATTAGGGCTGATGAGCAAAGAAGGTCATCAAAGATTGAAAAACACAGAACCCCATTGGTTGCTGCTGGAGTCACAAAAGAAATTGTTGGCGACTTTTGGCGTAATAATTCATTTGACCTGGAATTACCAAACAACAATGGCGTAACAATGCATGGAAACTGTGACTTGTGTTTTTTGAAACATCATTCAAAGATTTTGTCACTTGTTAACGAAAAGCCAGAGAGGGCAACTTGGTGGGCTGAACAAGAAGCCTGGGTTGAGGAAAATGGTAACCCGCATGGAGATGGAGACAAGTTTAGAAAAGATAGGCCAAGTTATAAAGAATATTTGAGTTTTTCTAAGAATCAAAAGGATATGTTCCCAATCGGTGAAGACATTGCTTGCTTTTGTGGAGATTAAATGACTATTTGGATAGGGCTAGACCCTGGCAGCATAAGTGGCGCAGTTGGCGCACTTGATTCAAATGGCGATTATTTGGACTCTTTCATGATTGAACATAAAGACAAGAATATATTGCCGATTGTGTTTAAAAATATGATATTGCGTTGCATTGATCCACGAGAGGGTGCAGAGATATGCATGGAATCAGTCCATTCAATGCCTGGGCAAGGGGTTAGCAGCAGTTTTCAGTTTGGCAGGGCAGTTGGGGTTATCTCAGCCGTGGCTGAATTAACTAATTATCCTTTTCATTTGGTAACCCCTCAGAGATGGAAAAAGTATTTTCATTTGACAAGTGATAAAAACGAAAGCCTAGACCTTGCCCGATCATTTTGGCCTGAAGCTAAATTGACCAGAAAGAAAGATGGAAACAGGGCTGAGGCGTTATTAATCGCCCTTTATTGGAAAGATCAAATAAATGGCGCAACCAATTAAACCAGGGGCAAGATATACCAGCATCGATTTAAGTGCCGATCAGCGACTGATTCTTGAAACCTTGGGAAACGGTAACTTAAACCAAGGCGCAAAGGTGGCAATTGACTGGGCGGCGCACTTTTTCAATTGTGGGCTTGACCCTGACATGAATCTGAATTTTGTGGGTCTTGTCACCACCCTGCCAAACCAAGATGATGATTGACCACAAAGATGCCCCTAGAAGGGCTTAAAAGGGCGTTTTTAGGCGTTTTCTTTTGTGGGTCGATCTTGGCAAAAGGGTATGACATGAAAAACAAGGCTTTAAACGCAAAAATAAGGGCTTTGTTGCTCAAAAAGTATGGTCATAGATACAAACGGCATTGGGCGACAAAAACGGGATGCTTTTACTGTGGTGACGATTGGTCACAGCTTGACCATGTACCCCCGATTTCTTGGTGTGATGCAAAAAACATTGCATGGTTCAAAGAGAGAAAAATAGGTTTTTATTTGGTTCAGGCTTGCGGGGACTGCAATAGGCTTTTGCACAATAGGCCATTGTTTAGGCTTGAGGAAAGATCAAGGTTTATCAGAGAAAAACTTGAGAACAAAGTCGAAAATGCTGCTCATTGGACAAAAGAGGAAATAAACGAAATGGGCGAGTTTTTCAAAAAATCCTTGTTGGCATATCAACAGGGGCAAAAAATCCTCTTAAACAGGCTAAGACACGCCCAAAACCTACAATTTAGGCCTGAGGATTTCCCATTAGAGTGACAGCAAGGGCAAAATGGCTTGCAAGGGCTTAAAAATGGGCAAGAAAAAACCACCCGAAGGTGGCTTAGTTAGTGGTTCTTAACTTGTCAATAATCAAGCGATTGTGCGGTGATTTTGAAATGACATGAAATGCCAATATCGTTTTGTGCTTTCCTAATGGCTTGCATGATGATTCCCAATTGATCAAAATCAGCAGCGCACAATTTTAATTCTCCAGTTTTATGCTTGAATTTATCATCTTCATAAAAATCAATTTTAATGTCGTTATGCATAATCAAAGCCTTTCATTTTCTGCGGGTTAGGATGCGGAGGATTAGTGCAAGGGTTGCATATATCATGCGTTGACCTTTTCAGGGTTCATAATCCCACAAAATTCTAATATTGCAGAATCATATCCAGCCCTGTATTCGGCATAATAACGATCCATGAACGGGTTATTAGGCTCGTATTCTTCATATAACCCGTGATAAAACCCAAGTGCATACGCTGCCCGTTTATCCAAAGTTATTTGATCCATGATTAATCCCCCATTAATAATTTTTTCAAAAAAGGAATAGCATAACCCGTGATATTAGACAATTCCCGAAGTGTCATATTAGGGTTATTGTCATATATGCGTTTTATATCTTCAAGGGTTAATCCATTGATTGATTTTTTGAGTGTATAGGCCATGATTAACCCCACAATCCAATGATTAACCACATGGCAGCAAACGCCCCACAACACACCCAGCACACAATTTTATCGATGGTTTCCATAGTCACACCTATTCACCCCGGAAAATGCCGGGTAACATCCTATACACAGTGCATAGGCCAAAACACACCCCGTAGGGTGTGCTTCAGTCTAGGCGCTCAGATGGTGCAACACCCACAACACGGTGCATCTTCGCATTGGCCCCCCTTGTTTCGATAATATTCACGGCCCCCAATATTGAAAACATCGGAGATATAACCCGGTTTTGTTACTGTGCGTTGTGCAAAGTACACCCCGGCATCATCATGTTCACACAGCCAAGCTTTGCGGGTTAATGTATCGAATTTAATGGTATCGCCACGGTATATTGGTGCGCCGGACACAGCGCATCGGCCCGGGTATTTTGCTGCCATTATTTTTTGCATGATGCGGCCCCCTTGTTTTGTAGGTGTTTCAATGCTTGATCATATGAATCAAAACGGCCCCCTAATGGGGTTTGGTGCGGCCCCCGAACAATAAACCAGCCGCCCAATAATTTATTGTGAACTATTCGCACAGCGTTATACATAGTGCACCCCCTTGATTTGAGTAAACCCTGAAAAATCCCGTTTAGCCTTACCTTTTGCATACAATGCAACAACTACGGCTTTTGGTTCAATGTGTCGCACATCGGTGTTATCACCATCAATCACGGGCCAACCCCTAAAATTTTCAGGGATATCCCCTTGTTTTTGGAAAACCACAGCGACCCTAGAATTGTGTTTATTGGTCAATCCCTTGATCGATATGGGTTTGGGTGTTATGGCAGAAAAACTGTAGGTTAAATCATAATTCCCGGGTGTTTTACCCGTCAAATTACGGCCCGGGTGTTTTGTGTAATCATAGAATTGAACATCGGGAAACAATTCGAAGATGTTTTTGCCATCATGCACAATTAAATTTTCGTATGGGATATCACTAGTGCCATTAGGCCGCACTAAGGGGATAAACCCAAGCTTTTTGGCCTTGTTTCTTAGTGTCCATACATCCGCAGCAAAGGACAACAAAAAGCTTTGTTGATGGTCATAGTAAAAACGGGTTTTTGCGATACGGGCATTTTGCACGCTATTGAATGCACCCCGGCCCGCAGATTCTAAGCAGCCATTCATGCAACCCGCTAGTTTTGCCATAGCGCAGATTGTGTGATCGGGTTTAAGATAGACAATCCCGGTTAAGTAACCGATGGATTCTCCCTTGATTGTCTTAGCAGATGATTCCCCTAGGATGGTTTTGTAGGTTAATCCTAGGTTTTTGATGATGGTTTTAAACGGGTTTTTCATTGTGACACCTATTAAAAAATGAATGAATGGAGCACTAGGTTTTGTTTTCCTAGTGCGCTAATAATAACGCTACCTATCAGGGTTTGATATAGGGATAAACCCTAGGTTTCCCCATTATTTACATAGGTACTTTCCCTATGAATTACAAAGTATACGGATAACAGTATATTGAAAGACAGAGTGTATACAATCCTGTGTGCAATTGTGTGTACTGTAGGTATAGCTGAAATGGTGCTTATGCAATTTATGCATAACCCGACCGACCGGTCGGTTAATTAATACAGGGTTTTCCCTCATAGGGTTTACCATCTCAGGGTTTCTACCTAGGCACTTACCCTACTAGGGTTTACCCTGTGTTGCAGTTGCGCAACAACATGGGGGGGGAGGGGGTGTGTGTGGCGTGAGAGATTTTGTGGTGCCCCCCATCCACTCGAAAAGCCAACTAGGATTACCTATAAAAATGACTAGCTTTTATTGGGAAGGGAGTAGGTGCTACAGACATTAAGAAGTACAGACGATAGCCATTACCCGTAGTGGGTGGTACTTCTTAAAGAAGTGAGCCTCTTGTTTATACGCTTGATAGCGTGAACTTGCGTTCCTAGGCGACAACTGTTGTTTGTCAGACAACCTTGTACAAGCTACTTTGCCCCGTTCAGGTAGTCCCTGGCGCTGTCTCAGCGTTAAGGGAGTCCTACTAGAAACTCGCCTGATTTGCCATGTTTATCCCACTTGGTCGGCTCAACCGCATGGAGGGCTGGGTTATGGCCCCGTCAAGAATGTACTAGGGTTTACCCCACTTGTCAAACAAAAGAAAGTGAGTTACATTGTTGTTGCCAAGACGCATGGGGATTGGCAAATGGCAAGCGAAGTGAGAATGGACGCATTCAAAGCGCCCCGCTCGACAATCCCCAGCCGTGTTGGTGAAACTAAAGAAGTCCCAAAAAAGTGTTGAATTGCGGACAAGTAGCGCAGTATCTGACGTAAATAGCAAGTAGCCAACAATCTATACTACTTCCATAACTGGGTAAAGTATGAATGTGATTGATGCCTTGCCAAACAACCTAAAGAAAAAAGGTCGCCCCAAGGGTGCTGTGAACAAGAAGTTCACTATGTCTACCTATGCTGATAGACCTGCGGCTCTCCTGCCAAAGACTGAAGTTCAGCGCATCAAAGAACTCAAAGACCTCCTGATAAATAGCGCTGGTTCCAATGTTGTCCACAAAGCAATTCAGATTGCGATGGATGACGATCACCCAGCACAGGCGGCTATGCTCAAACTCTGTATGGATCGAATGCTTCCCGTCAGTCTGTTTGAAAAAGAAGGAAAGCAAAGGAATGCCGTTACCATCAACATCACAGGCATTGGTGGCGTAGAGATTGAACCCTTGCAAGATGTGACTGATGTAGAAACAAAAAATGTCTGACCTCAACTTCTCACTCCTTCCTTGGCAACAAACTGTCTTTACTGACAAAACAAGGTTTAAGGTTGTGGCTGCTGGCAGGCGGTGTGGTAAGTCTAGGTTAGCGGCTACTACGCTAATTATTGAAGCATTGCGTTGCCCAGCAGGTAGCGCAGTTCTCTATGTGGCTCCCACCAATGGTCAGGCAAGACAGATCATCTGGGATGTTTTGATGGAAATTGGCAGGGATGTTATCCAGGCTAGTCACATCAACAACATGGACATCACAACAATAAATGGCGCAAAGATTTATGTTCGTGGTGCTGACAGGCCAGACACTCTGCGGGGTGTGTCCCTCACCTATGCGGTGCTAGATGAGGTTGCGGACATTAAGCCTGAAGCCTGGGAGCAGGTCATCAGGGCTTCTTTGTCAGACAAAAAGGGCAGAGCCATATTCATCGGCACTCCCAAGGGCCGAAACTGGTTCTATGATCTGTTCAAGATGGGCCAAGAGGGGTCTGATCCTGATTGGAAGTCTTGGCACTTCACAACCAAAGACAACCCATTGATAGACCCAACTGAGATTGAGTCTGCCAAGAAAACGCTAAGTTCCTTTGCTTTCAAGCAAGAATACTTAGCGTCCTTTGACAACGCAGGAAGCGATGTTTTTAAAGAAGATTGGATCAAATATGGCGTGGAACCTGAGTATGGTAGTTTCTTCATTGCAATCGACTTGGCAGGATTTGAAGAAGTGGCTAAACAAGCTGCTAACGCGAAAAAAAGGTTAGACGAGAGCGCGATAGCCGTGGTCAAAGTCACTGATGATGGAAAGTGGTTTGTCAAAGAGATTGATCACGGGCGGTGGGACATTCGGGAAACTGCTGCCAAAATCCTGATGAAGATGCGGGATTACAGGCCAATTTCGGTGGGAATTGAGCGTGGAGCATTGAAAAACGCTGTTTTGCCGTATCTCAGTGACTTGATGCGGAAAAATAATGTATATTCCCACATAGTTGACCTAACGCATGGCAACAGGAAAAAGACAGACAGAATTATCTGGAGTCTCCAAGGGCGGTTTGAGCATGGGCGAATTGTGCTGAACTCTGAAGAAGATTGGGACACATTTACCGATCAACTCTTGATGTTTCCTGCCAATGGCGTACATGATGACTTGCCCGATGCTTTGAGTTATATTGACCAATTGGCGGTCACATCTTACTTTGAGGGTGAAGAAGATGAAGAGTGGGAGCCTGTAGACATCATATCGGGGGTTTAATGGCAACAGATAAGCAAGAAAAGCTAGAGCAAGGTGAGTTTTATGAGCCTACTGAGGCTGATAAGGAACTGACTGATTTTGTTGTTGACCATTGCAACCGCTGGCGTGATTGGAGAGATACCAACTACCTGCCTGACTATTTGGAATACGAGCGAATTTTTCGTGGTCAGTGGGCATCTGAAGACAAAACCCGTGAGTCTGAGCGTTCACGCATCGTAACCCCTGCCACCCAACAAGCCGTAGAGACCCGCCATGCTGAAATCATGGAAGCTATCTTTGGTCAGGGCGAATTCTTTGACATTCAAGACGATATTCGGGATGTGAACAACAATCCCATCGATGTGGGCATCATCAAAGCCCAGTTGATGGAGGATTTCAAGCGGGACAAGATTCGCAAATCCATTGATGCTATTGAGTTGATGGCAGAAATCTACGGCACAGGCATTGGCGAGATTGTCGTTAAGACTGAAAAGCAATTTGTGCCTTCTACTCAGCCGATTCCTGGGCAAATGGGCCAAGCTGCCATTGGCGTAGTGGAAAAAGACAGGATTTCAGTCAGAATTTCCCCTATTAACCCCAAAAACTTCCTTTTTGACCCCAATGGAACCTCAGTTGATGATTGCATGGGGGTGGCAATTGAGAAATACATAAGTATTCATAAGATTGTTGAAGGAATTGAGCGTGGAATCTACCGAAAAGTAAACATTACGCCCACCTATGAAGATACTGACTTGGAACCTACCCAAGAAGTTACCCAGTATCAGGACGATAAGGTACTTTTGCTGACCTACTATGGTCTGGTTCCCCGTGAATACCTAGAGAACCTTGAGGAAAACAAGAATATTGTCGAGTTATTCCCTGAAAGTTCCGCTGCTGAAGAATATTCAGACATGGTTGAGGCCATTGTCGTGATTGCCAACGATGGACAGTTGCTAAAAGCAGAGGCAAATCCTTACATGATGAAAGATCGTCCTGTTCTGACATACCAAGATGACACTGTTCCCAATCGTCTTTTGGGTCGTGGCACAGTGGAAAAAGCCTTTAATATGCAAAAGGCTATTGATGCTCAGATTCGCTCACACTTGGATTCATTGGCGCTGACCACTAGCCCCATGATTGCAATGGATGCAACCCGTCTACCTCGTGGCGCTAAGTTTGAAGTCAAGCCTGGGAAAGCCATTCTCACCAATGGCGCACCTTCAGAGATTTTGTACCCCTTCAAGTTTGGGCAGACTGATGGCAACAACCTAGCCACTGCCAAAGATTTCGAGCGAATGCTCCTGCAATCTACAGGAACTTTGGATTCCCAGGGAATGGTCAGTGCTGGTGCTAGAGACATGGGCCAAGGCGGTATGTCTATGGCAGTTGCCACCATCATCAAAAAGTACAAGCGTACTTTGGTGAATTTCCAAGAAGATTTTCTGATCCCCTTCATTCAAAAAGCGGCTTTCAGGTATATGCAGTTTGACCCAGAGCGTTACCCCTCTGTGGACATGACCTTCATTCCTACTGCCACTTTGGGCATCATTGCTCGTGAGCATGAGCAACAGATGTTCATTGGCTTGCTTCAGACCCTTGGCCCCAATACTCCTGTGTTGCCATTGATTCTGAAGGGTGTTTTGGCTAATTCTTCATTGACCAACCGCTATGAGTTGATGGAGCAGTTGGACAAGATGAGCCAACCTAATCCTGAAGCACAGCAAATGGCTCAGATGCAACAACAGTTGGCTATGCAAGCTGCACAGGCTCAAATTGCAGTCAATACGACTCAAGCTGAACAAAATCGTGCAGAGGCTCAGAAGTTGGCAATTGAGGCTCAGTTGATGCCCCAAGAGATTCAGGCCAAAAATATGGCGGCACTGACCAAGAACCTGCCAAATCAAGATGATGCAACTTCAAAAGAGTTTGACAAGCGGGTGAAGA